CAAATTTATGTACAGGCTCGTAATAACATATCCAGCTGCGGTCTGTGGCTCACCACCATGACGCCCGTTATGACAGTGCAGACCGCAGGTGGGTATGGTTATTTCATCTGCAAATTATATTATTTGCTTATTGTATGTTGGTTAATGGTTGATTGTGTGTCGTTATTATATTGATAGTTGGCTTTGTGCCAAGAGCAGACGTTGCTAACACCAAGGTTTACTAATCTGCGGCGAGCAGGTTAACTCATTCTTTCCTAAAAATTAGGCGGGTGCATCCAAAGGCATCGTGTAATTACTTAATCTAACAATTAAAGATTAAACTGTATTTTGTCAATATCATCGTTTTCATTGTCTACAATATTTATGAACATCAATTTATTATGTGCACTCATTGATTTAGTAGATGGGTGTTTATATCCTACATGAGTTCCAGCTGAAAAGAAAGCAATTGCCAAAATTGACTTTGATGGACTTAGGATTGAGTCACTACTTTCTGTGTCACCATGATGCGGTACAATAACATAAGTGTATTTATTGTTTTTAAGTGCAGCTATTTCTGGACATAAATCAGTGTGAATATGTTTATATAAATAATCTCCGGGAGCTAAAATCTCCTCTTTTTCAGTACTAATGTGTGTAACTAATTCATTATCATTTTTTTCTTTTGAAAAAGAAGAGGGTTGAGTGCGATATGAATGCAGAAACCCGTTAGCAAATTTTATTTTAATTATGGAGCAGGCTATAACTTTCTGAAAGGTTAATTTATCCTTAAAGAAAAGATCATTTGTATTGCTAGGAATATATATATTTGACACCATTTTTAATATATTTGGGTCCCAAGATAAAAGCCTGTGATGATCACTATCTAAATGAGATAAAATCATATCAACCTGTGATAGAGCATTTAGATCACTTATAAGTTTATTGGTGGATAGTTTTTTATAATTAGGCTTTAAAATGGGCTTACCTGCACCACAGTCAAGGAGAATACCTTCTTTTTCGTTGTGTAACAATGAGCACATTCCTTGACCTACAGAATAACTATTTAAGTATATTTTACCACTCATCTCCTTATTTATATCGGTATGATCTTTCTTTTTATTTAGGAAGGTTTGAATCAAGTTGTTTTTTGTAACGAATTGATTTGATGGATAAATGAACGCCAAGCTTATAATTTTGATTTTTTCATACTCTTGATCTTTTTTACTTTCATCCGGGGCTTGATAATTTCGATAGTAATACCCATCGGCAGTATTTGAATTTTTAAACTTCAATAAAATATAGCAGTGACCATTCTTAAAGTTATTGAAATGCCTTTGAACATACAAGTTTCCTCTTTTGGATTCTCTATTGTAGAACTCTGACTCTTTGATGTCGATTGAAAACGTTGAAACCGCAGTTGAATCGTCACTCAACTCATCTCTATTGAAACTATTTAACCTGACACCTTGATGTTCAGGCATATAATCTAGGGTTATATTCGCCTTGTCTAAACAGCATACAAAAGTCAATGTTTTTTCACTCATGAGTTCTTACCTCTACATACAATTTTATACTTTCTTTAGCTCTGTTGACCTGTTCTCATTGATTCACACATAATGCGGTTAGCAATGTCATCTTTTCGCTCATAGCGGACGTTTGAGCAGATGGTTATTGATATCAACGCCTACAATGCCCAGCGTGCCAAAGAGCAGTTGTCCCAACTAGGCTGCGGCTGTTGGCGTTCACCTGTGCACAGTACGATCACATCCACTCAATGTGATAATGAAAAACCGCTAGAGACTCCTCTAGCGGTTCCAAGCATGGGCTGTCTTCCTGTTTACACTAGACGAAGAGAGACCTTTGATTGTGAGGTTCTGCTATTGCCGCCGCTGATTGCCGTTACACCGTAGAGCAGACTGCTTAGCTCATCAAGAGGTATGTTAAGCTTATCGCTCAGTTGAGTCAGATGAATGCCGTTACCCGCCAGGGCGGCCATGATTTTTTCAATAACGAGCGACCTTTCACGCTCAATACCACCTGGTTCACCGGTTCGATATCCCTTTGCCGTGGCATCGCGCATCAGGCTGTTATACTGCCATTCCGTCAGCACGTTCAGATTGCGCATTCTGACAATTAGAGCCATCGCCGAGACTTTCCAAAGCGATTTTAGTTGCACGATTTTGTCAAATGTTGGGAATGCCATCTTAACGGCCATCACGTTTTCTGCGGGCATCAGAAACGCTGACGCAAAAGCATCCGCCTCACGTTCAGCATTCTGTCCCTTGACATCCCCTTGACGGTGAAGAACTAGGTGAGCCAGCTCATGTGCTGCATCGAAGCGGCTGCGCTCACCTGATTTATGCGTGTTGAGAAAGATGTAAGGGACATCATTTTTCCAGAACGAAAATGCATCAATACTCGCTGTTTCCTCTGAGAGCCAGAACACCTTAACGCCATGCTTTTCTAGAAGATGAACAACGTTGGTGATACTCTTCTTACCAAGCCCCCAGGCTTCACGTACAACCTGAGCTGCGACTTCAGACTCACTTCCACGAAGATTCGGTAGCTCAGGCTGCGGCAGGGTGAAGTGGGTGCTGAAATACTCGCTCAGCATAACTCCCAACGCTCCAGCTCCAATTGCTGCATGCTGGTCCGCAGCTTTTGTTGTGCGTAAAGAGCGGAATGAAACTGTCGTTGGGTCAATTGATTCAACGTCATTCCCGAAGAAAAATGACTCTGGATATTTCAGAGTATTGACATACGCTTGGACCGTTTCTTGCGTGGGTTCATACAGGCAATAGGCTTTTTCGTACTCAATTACAATCCGATTGGAGAGCCCCATTCTCTCTGCAAGTTCTTTCAGGGTTAGCTTGCGTCTGATCCGCGCCAATTTGAGCCGGGATGGATTAAAAAGACGTTTACCATTATTAACAAGGTTACTCATTTGCTTTCAACAAAAATTGATATGTCATCATTAAAATCCTCATCAGGGAAGATATCAGCACCTTCAAACGGCAGAGGACTCAAAATAATTCGCTCACTCCATGCACTTACGCGGGCAAATCCGTTCTGATTCCCCATTTCTACCGGGTACGACACTTCGCACCGAACTTCTTTGTCAGCCGCATCATAATAATACAGGACGATATAAGTGCGGGTACTGTCTATCGGTATGACTTCAGATTTGCCCGAATACAATGCATCCGTCTGGAACATATCGATAGTGCCAGGATTGTTGTGCACAATCGAGCGCGTTGCCTCACCCTTGGCATTTTTGGTTTTCGGTAATCCATCAGGACGCCCGGTGTGCCTGTCACCCGAGGTGATAATCAGGTTAACTCCTCTGGCTGAGTTAACGACCATTTCCATTCGATTGACTACTGCAGAAGACCAGCCGTTACCCTTGCCAATCAGTTCACGACGGGTCGCGGCAACCATCTCACTCCAGAAGCGGAACCCGGCATCCACTGCGGGGTGAAGCTGACTGGACTTGCGGCGTTCGTACAACGCAGCCGTCAGAGCGGCATGAATATCGTTTTCTGAAAAACCCAGTTCATTGAGTACAACATCTGAATCAGCGTCGGTATGCAAGATACAATGAGGCATAGTCATTAAAGTCTCTCCGCTTGGGGTTGCTTCATGATTTTAACATAATTATGATGATGAAATCAAGAAGTATTGCACGCATCATTGTCACGATCCCCTATACAGCGCCACCTGTGCCAAACAGCAGTTGTCCCAACTGGGCTGCGGCAGTTGGCGCTCACCGCTGCACAGTACGATCATCTCTACGCGATGCGACTCGCACTTGCTGGCGATTTCTGCCCGGTTTAGGGCAGGGCGGTGCGCTAGTTTTAAACCTAGCATTGCAGTAACAAATACGCACGGCATCAAACTGGTTACAGATACACTCAGTGTCATTCAGCGGGATCGTCTGGGGCAAAAACTTAAGCTCTGCTTGGACAGCGGTTACGAATCAAGCTGGCTGAATTGTTTTCGGGAAAAGAGGGTCGAAAATGACGAGAGCATGCTGCACTTTTCCTGGGGTCTTATCATTTGTAATAAATCTCCTATTGAAACAGGCTCTAAGATATATGTTTGCGTAATTTTGTTACTAATATGTCCATGTTAAAATTGCAACGCTTATTATATTATTTATTATAGTTTTCTTGATTTTTACATATATGCCCATGGTTTATTTTGAATCAAGGTTTATAAGTAAAAATATATGGTATCATAGTTATGATATAGAAATTATTCTTTAATGTGTATAGTAGTTATTTGTTATAGTTATCAATGTTAACAATTCCCCTATGTGGATGTTTATTGGTTTATTGGAATGCGTAATCAGGCTAATAATGAGGTTGCTTTGGATTTCGAAAGTTATTATAAATCGATGGGTTTTATTTCCTATCCATTTTCTGTCTATACAGCTGAGTCAGAGTTAGAAAAAGCTGAGGACTTATATAAAAAGCCTTCAAATTATTCAGTGATAAATGAGGCTCTTGATGGTAGTTCTGTTATTGTAATAGGAGAGCGTGGTACAGGAAAAACAGCTCTCAATCTTGATATCATGAGAAAAAAACAATCTGTTGATAGATTGTTTGTTAGTATCGATGATTTTTCTGCTCTAGAAGAGGGCTTTAGTAGTGAATTGTTGTATGAATTTATCACTTCACAAATTGCGGCTGCATTCTTTAAAAAGATGAGCGTGAAGCCTAAATTATTTTGGAAGTATAGTAAAGATGAACGATTGTATTTATCATTATATTTATATCGATATGTTCCTGCATCAACAAAGAACCAGCTACGAGAACAAATAAAGAAAATACAACATGGTCGATTAAAACGCTTAGGTTTTGTTACTTATAATTCGGTGAGGGTTGTTTTAAATTATGGATTGAAAGCGCTAACGAAAGCGATTAGTGATAGTTTGACGAAACACTTTTCCGCATTGCCTGAGATTGATTTTGGTGATTCGGAATATTTTAAACGATTAGATATTGAAGTGGATGAATCATTTACATCTGAAGATAAAGCTTATTATTTTTTAGAAAAGTTGTGTGATTTGGTAAGAAAATCGGGATTTAATGAAATAATAATATCAATGGATAAGATAGATGAAGATTCTCGATTTAAAAATGATGCTGAACGCATTTCTAATTTTATTGAGCTAATCGCTTCCAATCATAAAGTAATTATCAATGACAGATTTAAAATTATATTGTTTATATGGTCAGCACCATTTAACATGATTAAATCTGGTATAAGGACTCAGAAGATAGTTCTTCAGCAATTGTCTTGGCGGGAATCCGAGTTAAAAGATGTTGCTGCTAAGAGAATATCTGCATTTTCTGATGGTCAGCTGAAGACATTGCATGATCTTTTTGATGAAAATGCGGATGATTGTGTCAAAAATATTATTTTTATGACAAATGATAATCCTCGAGATTTATGGCATATATTAAACAACTTATTTATCTCTCAGTTTGAAATTGATTCATCAAGAAAGATAACAATGGAGGCTATGTCTCAAGGAATTGAAAAATTTGTAAAGCAGTTTAATTATTATGAGTATTATCCGCGCAGAGCGAGTGCAAGAGCCAACTCTATGGATATATACTCATATATTAAGCACTTAATGAAGCTTAATTCGAATGAATTTACAAAGAGTAAATTGAATGAGATGGCTGGCACTGGGAGTTCAACCGGGAACTATGTTGTATCCATGGAAAATATGGGGCTGATAAGAAAGACAGTGCGAAAAGAGCAGGGCGGGGTTGTTTATGAAATTAAAGACCCTAAGGTTCGTTATGCTCGAGAGTATGGAATTGAAATTTCACTATAATGATATAATTGCTTGGTTAAGTGGTATTTTTATATATTCATCTTACTAGATGTGGAGGGGATATGCCTGGTGAAAAAGGACTGACTCATCGTATAACCGATGCTGTTACAAGTGCTGGTGGAACTTTGAAAGGAGTTGTTGATTTAGTAAAAGAATTGAATACATTACAAGTAGATTATGCTGTTAAAAGTAAGACGGCTGAACTTTTGGATAAAATTATTTATGCCCAAACAGGGCAGTGCGCATTAATGGATGTTTTGAACGAAGCTAAACAGCGTATCGTTGAGCTTGAATCTCTCCTAGCAGATAAGGCTGATTGGGATAATGAGAAGTTGAATTATGAGATGTATCACCCGATCACCAATACAGTGGTCTATGTATTGAAGCCGACGGATGATCCAGCATTCAAACCACATTACCTTTGTCCTACTTGTTATGAGACTGGGGGAAAGTCGATTCTTCAGTACTATAGTTCTAACCTGGGTTATAAAATTCTTAAATGTCATAAGTGTGCCGCGGAATATAAATTTCCAAGAGATATTGAAGTAAACAATCATATTCCTGCGCCAATTCGTCCCGCGAGATGATAGCTAGTTAACTTTGGTGGTGGTTAGTGTTGCTCTCTTATTTTTATCGTTAACTCTTGGTAAAGAGCCACGGTAAAATTGCACTCTCCATTGTCCGCTGCTGGCCAGGGATGCCATGGCACCATGATGCCTGGGGATGCCTGGGAACTGAGTTATGCGAATCTCTTCGCTCAACGCCGAGTGCATGGCCTTGATTGTTAAAGAGCGGAGCGTCCGGTAGGGCGCTTGTTACTGCCCATGAGCCTCCGCCGTCTTGCTCGCTGCTAGCGGAGGCATAGGCTAAATAAGCGTCATCTTTCGAGGCCACCATAGCCTTAGCTATCGTTCAAGTAAATACCTAAAGCTATAAAATGATACCGGCCTCGTGCTTTTTGTTGATATCTAAAGTAATTTATTTATAGCTAATGGAGTTGTTTTGATATGGGGGCGGGTTATCGTGATATCTGGAGTGGATCGAGGGAGATGAAAAAACCGGCTATAAGCCGGTTTCTATGATGCGGTGCAACTATGCGAATCTGACTAATCGCATTGGCCAATTAATGATAACTTTTCCGTTGATGTGCATCTGGTCTTCATCTTCTTTTTCAATGATCCAGTTAGCATACGCGGGGTTATCAGAGATGACAGTGAGGGTGTTTTTTACCATTTGTAGCCTCTTGATATGTGAGGTACTTCCATAGGTAAATGCGTAAACCCCATCCCCGTCGAAGTATTTTACCGATATATCGATAAAGACTAAATCTTCGGGGTCAATCGTTCCTTTCATACTATCGCCGTTGGCATTTATCGCCCGAATGACATTGTTCGAGCGACCACCAAACACCCTACGGGCGTAATCAGGCTCTAGTGATATAGACCGGATGATATCCGGGTAATCTTTGTTGTTGCTCCCTGGACCGCAGCTGTAAGAAATATCCATGACGCTTATGATATAAGAGTCATCCTTCGGTAATGGCAGGGATGAGATCACAACCCCATTATCCTTCCTCATGGGCCCCCGTCCAGCTGATAACCATTCAGGCTGAACCCCAAGCACCGCCGCGATCTCGACAACTTTGCGAGAGCTCTTAGCCTTTCCTGATGTCAGTTTCCATACGCTGGGTTGAGCCATTCCTACAGCCTCCGCCAGAGAGGCCTGTGTCATTTTTGCCTCTGCCATGGCGAGGCTAAGTCTGTCTGCAAATGTATTTTCGTTCATAACAGAACTCTATAACTAAGGTTATATACAGTCAAAAACCAAAAGCTATTGCTTGTTCGATAGCTTTAGTTATAATTGATCCATTGAGGAGCGCAGGGGGAGCTATGACCAACAGCCTTATCAAAGAGGCTATCGCTCTGGCCGGTGGCCAGCAGGAGTTAGCCCGTTCGTGTGGCGTTCGGCAGCCATCGGTTTCCGAATGGCTTCGTGGCAAGAAAAAACCATCCGCAATCAGCGCAAAGCGGATTGAGCTGGCAACAGGAGGAAAGATTTTAGCCATCAATATTCGTCCCGATTTATATGAGATTTTAGATAACTAATAGAGCTTTCTAAAAGTGATACGCATTACATAACAGCAATCCCTATCCTCGTTGGACGCTGTGGGGATAGTCCTTTAACCCGATTAAGGACTGACCTATGACCATACACCATCCCTCCCTTTCCCCGGCAGGGGCCCAGCTGGATATCTTGCGCCAGCAGCTGCTGGCCCGTAAACGGGTGGGTAAGCCCGGCCTGCCGCTGCACCTGTTACGCGATGATCAGATCAAGACCCGCTGGACGGAGTCTGAGCTGGCGACCATTCGGGCGGCGTCCTCCGCCATGTCTTCCAATCCGGCCGTTGAAACCAATATCGCGGCGATCCGTGGCTTTCTGGCGATGTTCGCCGAGGCGCCGGAGATGCTGATCCATGTGCATCTGGCGTTGCAGGCCGCCGACATTTCAGCTCCCGACTGGCTGCCGCCGCTGCCGGCATCAGGTAGAGCAGCGTTATGAAACGGCAGCAGAAACTGAACACCGCACAATCCGTGGCGCTGATCGCCGGGATTGTCGGTGAGAAGTTGGATTTGGCCGGGGAGGAGACCCGGCGTTTGGCCATCACAGGGGCTTTGCCGGGCGTGGCGCGGGCGTTTTTTCGCGCGAATCGGGCGGTGTGGCCTCCGGCACAGGAGAGCAGGTATGGCACACAACACAGCAGGACGACAGCCCCTTTTCCCGTTAGCGCTGCCGCCGTCGGCGCCGGGAGGTGTCCGATGAGCTGGTCGCAATTCATTCACGACAATATTCGACGCCAGCTGGTGGGCGAGGGCTTCGACGAGGCGCTGGCGCGCAAGGGGGCGGAGGCGGGTGTCGCGCACTATGCTGCGCAGTCCACCCAGGCATCCCGCTGCGGCAAGCTCTTTGATGACTGCCTGCGGGTGGCGCGGCGCTGGGTGGTGGCGTACGGCACCGTTCAGGAGCGCAGCCAGCAGCGCCAGCAGCGTCTCGCCCGGTTGGCGAGCGCCCGGCGCTAAGGGGGAGGGATGAGCCTATCGTACGCACTCTCTCACACGCTTCACCATGATCTGGCGGGAGCTCCCGCCGGCTTCAGGCAGTGTTTATCCTGCAGGCCAAGCGGGCCTATGTCGAGTGCCGCCATGTCGCGGCATCGGTTGACTGCGCCCGTCGTTTGGCGATGCGAATTTCCACAGTGACGAAAAACGGTTGGTGACCTATGAGCATGATGCTGATGGCGATGGCGATGAAAATTAAGACAGGGAATCCTCTGCGCAAATTGGTGCTGCTGAAGCTGGCCGACAACGCCAACGATCAGGGCGAGTGCTGGCCGTCGATCCCGTATCTGGCGGCGACCTGCGAGATGGCCGAGCGTTCGGTGCAGCACCATATCAAATGGCTGCATGAGCAGGGCTTTTTGTGGGTGGAGCCGCGCAAGAGCAAAAATGGCGGTCACCAGTCGAATATTTATCATCTGACCCTGGAAAAGCGCTTACAGATGCCGCCGGATGAGGATGAAAAGGACGATCTGCCTCCGGCCGAAAATCAGGAAAAAAAGGGTGCTGCGCAGGGGGCGGGATCAGCCGGTGCAAATGGTGCGTCTTTGTCTGAGGTGCCAGTGCAACACATACGCCAGGGTTTGTCGTTTGATTCACTAGGGGTGGAGCAACCATTGCACCCAGAACCTATCATTAAGAACCTATCATTAGAACCTATACCCCCCTTACCCCCCAACAACAGCGAATGCGTTGAGCCCGACAAGGACAAAACCGATCGGGGAAAACCGGATTGGACAGCGCCCGATCGACACTATCGCAAACCCGATAATCCTGACGCCGATCACCCAGAACCGGAAAATCTCACCCGACGACCTGCTGAACGTATGGACTATGGCGCTTATCTGGCGGCCTACAACGCGCTGGTGGGCGACAGGCTCCCCCATGCGGTGACCGTCAACGAGGAGCGTAAGCGTAAACTGCGTTCGCTGGTGAAATCGTTGGCGACGCCGAATCTGGAGGGCTTCCGGGCCTATGTCTCGGCGTTTCTCGACCATGCCAAGCCGTTTTACTTTGGCTTCGGCGATGCGGCTGGATCGCCGATTTTGATTACCTGCTGCGCCAGAAAACCCTGACCCGGGTACGGGAGGGGACGCTGTGAACGCCAATCTCCAGTACCTGGAGTCCAGTGTGATCGGTGGCCTGCTGCTGGGTGGCCTGACACCGGCTGCGCAGGAGGTGCTGGCGTCGCTGGAGCCTGCCGCGTTTTCGATCCCGCTGTACCGGACGGTGTACCGGGTTATTCAGCGTCAGGCCCGAGCCCGTAACCTGATCGACTCGCTGATGGTGGCCGAGGAGTGTGGGGATGAACACTTTGCCGATGTGATGAGCACGGCCAAACACTGCCCCAGCGCCGCCAATCTGGCGGGCTATGCGGAAATGGTCAGCCAGGAGTACCAGCGCAGGCAGTTCGCCGTCACCCTGGATGGCATGCGCCGGGAAATCATCAGCGCCAGTATCGAGCAGGCCGGGCAGGCGATGGATACCCTGATGAGCCGCCTGTCGCTGATCCGCCGTCCCCGGCTGGAGCCTGTACCGGTGGTGCTGGGCGAGGTGATGGGGGATTTTACCGAGACGCTGGAGCGGCGCCTGAACAATGGGCTGGAGTCGGACACCCTCCGGCTGGGGATCGCGTCGCTGGATGCGGTGACCGGCGGGGTGAATCCGCAGGATTTGATCATCATCGCCGGGCGCCCGGGGATGGGGAAAACCGCGCTGGCCATGCGCATTGCCACGTCGGTGGCCGCCCGCACGTTACCCGGCACCTCACAGCGGCGCGGGGTGCTGATCTTCAGCCTGGAGATGGGCGCGCAGCAGTTGGCCGAGCGGGGCATTGCCGCAGCCGGCGGGCTGTCGGTGTCGGTGCTGCGTAATCCGGCCACGCTGGACGACGAGGGCTGGGGGCGGGTATCGCAGGGCGTCGCTGCACTGGATGGGCTGGATCTCTGGATCGTCGATACCGCCCGTTTGAGCGTGGAGAAAATCCGCGCCATGGCCGAACGGCAAAAGCAGGCACACCCGACGCTGTCGCTGATCCTGGTGGACTATCTGGGGCTGATCGAAAAACCGCGCGCCGAGCGCCACGATCTGGCCATCGCGCATATTTCCGGCAGCCTGAAGAGCATGGCGAAGGAGCTGGGGACGCCGGTGATTGCGCTGAGCCAGCTGTCCCGCGAGGTGGAAAAACGCCCCAACAAGCGGCCGGTCAGCGCCGATCTGCGTGACTCCGGCAGCATTGAGCAGGATGCCGACCTGATCGTCATGCTGTACCGCGACGTGATTTATCACCCCGATACCCCGGCCCGGCACCATGCGGAGCTGATCGTTACCAAAAGCCGCTTTGGTCAGGCCGGGGCGGTGATTTACCAGCGTTTTATCAACGGCCATTTTGTGGAGTGCGATCAGGAGGAGGCGCGGCGGCTGTGTACTCCGATGGATCAGCCGCCGCTGGCAGCGCGTTACCGCGGCGCCAGAGTGTGAGCGCCGACATGAGACAGGGAGGAGAGACGATGGACGTGAAACCGAGCGTCAGTTTTCAAGAGCGAGCCAGCATCAACAACGGGCTGCGGGCGCTGAGCCGTGAGCGGGGCTGCGTTGGCGGCAGTACCCAGATGAGCCGCGTGATCATCGTCGCCGCCGGCGCCGACTGGCACACGCTGCGCGGCCTGGAGCGTCGCCTGCTGCAGCTGTTCCCGCGGGAGGGGGATACCCAGGCGGCCATCAGCGCCCGGCTGCGGCAGGTCAGCGTGCTGCGCCACGGGCTGGTCAAGCAGGTGCGCAAGGTGCGCAATCCCGACAGCGGCAAAACGGTCTGGTTTTACCGACTGGTGCCCGCCCGCCGCGATGGGAGCGTGTGATGGTGAAATTTTCGCCTGTGCGCCACGCTGCGGCGTTTTTAGGATATCAGCCATACCAACCCACGGCATTGATGGCTACGCCGCGCCTGAGCCATTCTGAGGCGATTTTATGAGCAGTGTGCAGGGGAGGTCGCCGCGCCGCCATAAAGCCGAGGCGCTGGGCGTGCTGCTGCCGGGCGGCGGGATCCGCTATGCCACCGATCACGATCGTGAGGTGATGCGGGCGGTGCCGGTCGGTACGCCGATTGCGCTGCAGCCGGTGGGCGACCGGCGCAACCTGAAGCACCACCGCAAATTTTTTAAGCTGCTGGCGCTGGGGATGCAGTACTGGGTTCCCCGTTGGGATTTTGTCAGCCGTTCGGAAAGCTGGGTCGCCCATGCGGTGGCGCGGCGTATCGCCGAGGCGGCCGCCGATCCGGCGCTGTATGACAACGTAACGCGGCAGATTGCGCAGGGGGTGCTGGCCCGGCTGGCGGAGAAACGGCGCGGGCTGTTCGATGCCGAGGCGCTCAAAACCGAGGAGGCCTACCTGAACCACGTGATGACCCGGGCCGGGTTCTGTGATGTGAAGCCGGCGCCGGACGGTGGCACCTTTCGTCAGCGTTGGAGCATTGCCTTTGCCAATATGGATCAGGCGACCTTTGACCGTATCTATCGCGGGGTGGCCGGGGTGATTTGGAATGAGACCCTGAGCCAGCATTTTGCCAGCGAGGCAGAAATGGCGCTGGCGCTGAATCAGCTGATGGCGTTTTAGTGATGAAAAAATCAGGGGCGTTTCGCAGCCGGGCGTGGCGGGAGTCGGCCCGGGGGCAGGGGTGTACCCTGCAAATTCCCGGAATTTGTAACGGTGATCCGCAGACGGTGGTGCTGTGCCATCTAGCCAGCCCGATGCATGGCATGGGGTACAAGTCGGATGATTTCTGGGCGGTGTACGGCTGTTCGGCCTGCCACGATGTATTGGATGGCCGGGCACCCTATGACTGGCGACCCGGCGAGCGGGAGGAGCTGGTGCTGGCGGCGCTGTATTGGACGCTGAGGGGGAGGCTGGGTGCCACCTTGCTAATATAGCAAGAAAGCTATATGCTGATTATAGCAAATAAGCTATAGGACATGGATCGTGTGGATCGTTGAAACGACAGCCGCTTTTGATGAGTGGTTTACGGCACAGAGTGAGGCTTTGCAGGACGAAATGCTGGCCGCTTTAACCGTATTGAGCGAGTTCGGCCCTAACCTCGGACGCCCTATCGTGGATACGTTAAAGGGTGCAAAGCTGGCAAACCTTAAGGAGTTGCGGGTTCAGTTCGCCGGTAATCCGATTCGTGCATTTTTTGCATTCGATCCAGAACGAGAAGCAATTGTGTTATGCGCTGGCGACAAAACAGGCATCAACGAAAAACGGTTCTATAATTCAATGATTAAGCTTGCTGAGGCTGAATTCAGTAGTCACCTGAAAAAACGAGGTTCTTAAAATGGCAACGCTAGATAAGCTGTTGGCACAGCGTAGTCCTGAAAGTCGCGCGAAAATTGAAGCGCGGGCTGATGAATTGCGTCGGGAAGTATTGCTCCATCAGCTGAGAGAAGAACTGAGTATGTCACAGAGCGAATTAGCCGCCGCGATGGGGGTAAAACAGCCGACAGTGGCAAGAATGGAGCAGCCAGACAACGATCCGCGTTTATCTACGCTTAAACGCTATGTGACCGCCTTGGGCGGCCAGATAAGTATTGATGTGACGTTACCGACGGGTAAGCGGGTTGGTTTTCACCTCTAAACCTTGCTGAATTTTATTATTTTGACATCCCCCCGCCCTGAAGGGTGGCGCTTGACGGCGTACAGTAAGCCTTAACCATGCTGCGCGTTATTTTCACGCACGATAGCCAAAATCGCGCCGCTGATCTTTGCCAGCGATTTAAAGCTGGGGTTCGTTGATGGCGATAGCGTTTTGTATGCACTGCTGCGGCTGGCAATCCCGGCCCTCTTGATGACGTCCGCGTGGCCCAGCTGTTCCGCGTATCCCCTTAACGCGGCCTGCAAAATATCCGGGCGCCCCTCGCTCATGGATTCCCAGGTGGCCTGGCGGAGGATCGCTTCTACATTTTCTGGCGTGAGTGCGCGTGAGGATGCCGATACCACTGCGCCTTTGCTGATGCGCCTAACCGTATCGGCAGAAAGCTCGGCATCTCCCCAGTTCAGCACGCCGCTGGCTGTCAGGGAAAAGCGGTTAAAGTCGGCGATCGCAGAGAAGGGCGGTTTGCTGAACAGCGCGGCTAAATCAGCCCTACCACGGAAGCCGTCGCTAAATTCGACCTCGATAACATGGTCGCCGACCACATCCACATCAATAATTTTCAACATAGCTGCCTCTTACGGGAGAGGGAGACGAGTCATGGTTAGTCGGCTATCTGTAGAACGACGACTACGGCCGCACCGTGCAGGATGCGGCAGGAGATCAGACAAACCGGATCTGCAGTTTCTTGCCGGTCGCGTGTGCAAATTTTTTCAGCGTGGCGAATGATGGCCCGCTTTGGCCGGAGGCTAAATTACTTTCCATGCGAGTGATCGCTGTAGCCTTGGTTCCCATACGTTCGGCGACCTGCGCCTGGGTCAGCCCCGCGTTTTTGCGGGCTGCGAGCATTTCATCGAGTAGGGCGTATTCCTCTTCGATGGCATCGTATTCTGCTTTAAATGCCGGGTCTTCCATCCATTTTGCAGCCATTTCATCATGCGTCATCGTGGGGGGGGTGCGTTTACCAGCCATGTTTTACCTCCTTCATTCTGGTTTCAGCCTTCTTACGTTCAGCGCTTGGCGTCTTCTGGGTTTTCTTGATGAAGCTGTGCAGCATGACGATACGTTTTCCGGTAAGAGTGCAGTAAAACACGCGGGCGATGCCATCACTGCCTTTGATTCGAAGCTCAAAAAGCCCATCGCCAAAAGGGCTTGTGTGTGGTTCTCCGAGATTACTACCGTAGATTTCCATGCGTTCAACGAGATGCTGGTATCGAACCCGCATACCCATTGGCAACTGATCGACCTCAAGCCGAACCTCTTCGCTGTAGTACTCAATAGTGTAGTTCATGGAGTGAAACATAACAATATTGTTATGTTTTCGCAAGTTCTTGCCCATCGGAATTGTGAGCGCTAGAGCGTAGTGGCAGCGGCAACATCTGTTGCTGGGATTGGCGTCCTGGAATGGGCGGTTTTTAAGAGCATTAGGAAATATATGCCACTCACTGTTCCAAGGGGATGGTTATTGCATTCTTATGATTTGTAATTAAAGTATCATAAATCAGAATTAGTTTTATCCGCGATGCCGGGGGTATAGTCCGCTCAGGTGCTAGAAACACCTTACGAACGGCCTCCGCACCCGTCAGACATGCGGTTTTTTGTGGTCATTTTTCGGATATGGCCGAGTGTGGGCGAATACAATACCAGCGATGGGAATAAGTCCGCTTGCCTTCGTACAAGTTTCTAGCACTCGGCCACCCGAGCCGTTCGGGTATCCTCTAGAAAAGGATACGAAAATGACTACCTCTCAAACGTTGTTAAGCAGGGCCGTTTTTCCTGTCGTCACTATTCACGATGGCCGAGTTGTTACCACCTCAAAAGATGTTGCAAACTACTTCGGTAAAGAGCACCAAAAAGTAGTGCTTAAAATCTCATCCCTTGATTGTTCTGAACAATTTTTAACCCGCAACTTTTCGCGGGTTAAATTTGAGCATAGGGGAAATACTTATGATGCCTACGAGATGACCAAAGACGGCTTTGTCTTTCTGGTCATGGGCTTCACCGGTAAGCGTGCCGCCGCGTTCAAAGAGGCCTATATCGCCGAGTTTAACCGCATGGAGAGGCAGCTGCTCGCCCGCCAGCAGGGCGCGTACTCAGCCCCTAAGCCACAGCCGCTCTGCGACGGGGAGATAAAAAACCTGAAATGGCTGATCGACTCCATCGTCAATCCGTTCCGGTTCCGCGCCGCCTGGAATCAGGGCGTCTGGTACGCGCTGCGTCAGGCCACCGGCGTGCCATCCCCATATCCCTTTACCGCCGCCGATTTGCCTGCACTGGCCCGCGAGCTGCAGCGCATCATGGAGATCAGCCATGAAACCCGCAGCCTGCTCCAGCAGCTTGAAAAGCAGGTGCTGCAGCAGGTGGTGCGTAACCGCGGCGAACTCCGTCCGGTATTGAACCATATTCAGCATGAGTTCCGGCAGCTGAGTCTGTTGGGGGAGACCCGCTCCCAGTTGAACAACGTCGAGCGGCAAAGCCTGGCCCGGCTGGAGCGGCGGGCAGGGTAGTTTGGAGCGCCCGGTGGGGAGGCCTGCCGGGCGTGATATGGCGGAAAGGACTGAATGAGAGTGCTTGACTGGGTGGCCCTCTTACCGTAGTTTTGGTCTGAACATCAAAATTTAAAAATTGAGGTATTATGGCAAAACACCCGGTAGAACAGTCGATTAGGTTCGATTTATCATCTCTTTCTGTTGAGGATATCATCCCATACCTCAATCATTACGGTGTAACTGATGATAAGGGGCGTTACTTGCATTGGTGCCAGCTAAAATGGCGGGTTCCAAGCCGTGATGCCAAAAATATATGGTTGGCTATAAAGTTTCATAGAAATGCAGTGAGAAAGGATATTGGGCTATATGATAAAAATGGTGATGCCTTCCACTATATTATTCATGACTCATTGGAGCCTAAGTTACACAAAATAGTACAGTTAGGCGCAGGAAAGGTTGCTGCTGTCGCAGGAGTTCAAGCATCTGATAATATCCAAGAGAACTATTTGGTTTCATCGCTTTTAATGGAAGAGGCGATTACCAGTGCGCAATTAGAGGGGGCAGCTACGACTAGGGCGGATGCGAAGAGAATGCTTGAAGATGAGCTAACGCCAAGCACTGATGATGAAAGAATGATTCTCAATAATTACATGTTGCTTAGGTTGGCAGATAGGAGAAAAAACGAGCCGTTAACCAGGGATTTAATGCTTGATTTCCACCGGATAGCTACAGACTCAGTTTCTGAAAAAAATAATGAGCCAGGGGCGTTCAGGTGTAGTAATGATATCTATATAGGTAATGATGATGACCCGCTTTTTTATCCGCCGGATTACACTTTGCTTGAGAAAAGGTTAGAGGATATCTGTACATTCGCGAATGAGAAGCATGATGGAGAAGATGGTTCAAAGTTTATCCCTCCAGTTATTAAAGCAATTATCCTCCATTTTTTGATGGGGTATGAACATGCTTTCAGAGATGGTAATGGTCGAACCGCAAGGGCAATATTTTATTGGTTTATGCTAAAAAATGGGTATGATATTTTTGAGTATATTTCAATCAGTAAAATAATAAAAGAGCATGCACGGGACTATGGGCTGTCTTATCTGTACGTGCAAAAAGACTATGGTGATTTGACATATTTCATTGATTTTCATTTAAGGGTTATTCTTGAGGCATTTGATGAGTTGCAAGGATATTTAAGAACTAAAAGTGAAGAATTTTATGAAGTGGTAAAAATCCTTGAAAACTCGAAATATAAAGATCAGTTGAGTTTTATACAAAAAGATTTAATCAAGAAAGGCATTAAAGAGCCAGGTCGCTTATTCAAAGTGAAATCTGTTCAAAATGTCTATGGTATTAGTGAAAACACGGCAAGAAAACAGTTAAGGCAGCTTGCCTCGTTGGGCGTATTACTCCCAATTATTGTCGGAAAAGCGACACATTTTATTGCGCCGGCTGATTTGAAAGATCGTCTTATAACTAAATAGATTGCTTGATGTTTTATATTTTATGAATAGGATAAACCAGACTCCCTCATGGAGGATCGGGTTTATGCCTATCGCCATCGAACAACTGATCAAGATGTTTGACCCGCGCAGCGTCAGCGCAGAATGCCTGCACCTGATCCGGGCGGTGCCGGGGATCACCCGGGAGCAAATCCTGGGCGCGTTTGCAGCGGTGGCTCAGCGCCATCCGCTCGGCTTCGATTTGCTGCTGGCCCGCTACCGGGAAGATCGTCAGGCCGAACAGCGTGCGCGGCGGGCGGCGGCTGATAGGGTGTGCCGGAGCCCACATCCCCCTGATGGTACCGCCGTTTGCCAGCTGACCGTCACCGTGGCGCTGGGGCGGACGCTGCCCGCCCAGCGGGTGGTATTGGCGGCGCTGCTGCGCAAACACGGCCCCCGGGCAACGCTGGCAGCCAAGCAGCTGGCCGCTATTCAGCGCCAGCAAAAGGGGTTGGAGAAAGCCCGGGTAATGCTGAGTGAGGGGGGCTGGCGTTACCAGCGTAATCTGGCGCAGCACGATGCGTTGGCGGGCCGTTCCGTGGCTCTCCGCCGGGCGTTGGCCGACTGGGCCGACGCAGAGGCGTCCCGTTCACCCCATTGCCCACGTTGCCGTGGCAGCGGCCAGCTGTTGCGCCCGCAGCCCCATTGCTGTGATACCTGTGGTGGCCGAGGAAAAATCAGTGTGACCGCTGACCATTTCCGGCGTTCGCTGGTGGATGAGGGCATGGTGATAACGCCTGAGGTATGGCGGTCAGAGTACCAGTCATGGGTGAATGATACGCTCAGTGGGTTATATCAGGAGATGCAGCTGGCTGGCGATGCCTTGTCGATACGGTTAATGTTGGAGGGGCAGGCGGTGGCATGAAGAGATTGCCAATGGTTAATAAGTGAGCTAAATTCGGAAAGATGACCAAGCTATGTTTATCGCCGATTAATCGCGGCATCCTTCGATATATATCATCTCTATCCGGTATTGGCGATTAATCCAGCCTACACCAGTCAGCAATGCGCCTGCTGTGGTCATACAGCGAAAGAAAACCGCCAGTCACAAAGTCATTCGAGTGTCTGGAATGTGGATATACAGAGAACGCCGATATAAACGGTGCCCGTAATATTTTAGCGGCGGGGCACGCCGCGTTAGCCTGTGGAGAGATGGCAGCGTTAGGTCGCTCGATGAAGCAGGAACCCACCGAAACGACTCAGATCATGGTTTGAGCGTAGTAGGAATCCCGCGCCTTTAGGCGGGGGAGGATGTTAACTGGTGGCGAAAAGTTGCGCAGCGCGACAAAATGTCGCATACTATGCATACGCTGTGATGGCGAGTAACCACCGAGAGGCACCGCAAAATGGCAACGAGTGTTCGTTTGGATGATGAGTTTGTCAACGACGCTAAGATCCATGCCGATGCTGAGAGCCGTAGCGTTCCTAAGCAGATTGAGCATTGGGCTAAGATTGGCCGGATAGCCGAGGATAATCCAGATTTACCTTACAGTTTTATCAGTGAGGTGTTGTTGGCGCAGAGTGAGGTCAATAACCAGAAGGTGACGCGCTATGTCCGAAGGACCAAACGCCAGTGAGATAGCGGTTTATCAGAGTCGGCGGTTTGAGAAAGCACTGGATAAGCTCTCGGTATCTCAGCTGGCACGGGTTGAAGATGAGATCGATAAAATTATCGCCGATCCCGAGCTTGGTGAGCTGAAAAAGGGAGATTTAAGCTTTCTGCGGGTGCATAAGTTTACGCTGAATAATCAGCTAGTGCTGTTGGGATACAGCTGGCAGTCAAAGCGGGTAGAACTGTATCTATTAACGATCGGACCTCACGAAAATTTTTACCGTGAACAGAAGCAGCATCGTAAAGCGGATTTGAAGCTCATTGGCTAACACCGATATATTTTTCCAAATAACAGACCCTGCGAATGCCGGGTTTTTTTTTATCCAAATTTCCCCAGCGCGGGGTAATGAGATGGCACATATGCACCATAACCCAGGAAGTTGGTTGGAGTGGAGGGAGTTGCTGTGGGGCTGGTGGCAAGGGGAGACCCCGGTAGGCGGCGTATTACTGGCCATTCTGACGGCGGCTGTCCGGGTGACCTATCTGGGCGGCGGCTGGAAACAAACGGCGTTAGAGGGGGCGTTATGCGGTGCCCTGACACTGACCGTGGTGGCGACGCTGGATTACTTTAATTTGCCGAAGTCGCTGACCCCGGCCATCGGCGGTGCCATTGGCTTTATCGGTGTGCAGCAGATCCAGCGTTTTGCGATGTATATCCTGCAGCGCAAACTGGGAATATCAACAGACAGGGAGCGGTAATTATGGCACTCACCAAGGATCACATCTTCGATGTCCTGCTGGGGCGCGAAGGAGGATACGTCGATCACCCTAACGACACAGGGGGGCCAACCAACTGGGGGATCACCGAGAAGGTGGCGCGTGCCCATGGCTATACCGGCGATATGCGTAACCTGACGCGGGCGCAGGCGCTGGAAATCTATGAGAGCGACTATTGGTCAGGTCCCCGTTTTGACCTGGTGGCGGACTATTCCGCGCTGGTGGCCGCCGAGCTGTGCGATACCGGCGTCAACATGGGGCCGTCGGTGCCCAGTAAGTGGCTGCAGCGCTGGCTGACCGCCTTTAACGATGGCGGGCGCTTGTACCCGGATATCAGCGCCGATGGGGTGATCGGGCCACGTACGCTCTCTGCGCTGCGTGCCTATCTGGATGCCCGGGGAGAAGAGGGTGAACAGGTGCTGCTGCGGGCGCTGAACTGCAGTCAGGGCGATCGTTATCTGGCGCTGGCCGAGCAGCGGGTGCAGAACGAGTCGTTTCTGTATGGTTGGGTTCGGGAGCGGGTGACGCTGTCCTAGCGACAGATGGATCCAGAATGCCCATCTAAAAATAGTGAACAGTTCGATGGTGGGATGATGCGAAATCCTGTCAATACGCATTGCATGAAATAAAGCTCCGATTGCGGAAAACAGTCGGAGCTTTCTGTTTTCTTCATCTTGATAGCGGCAAGGAAGAAACGTTGATTGATCTTAGCAAACTGATTAGGGAGTTGCGACTAATGATCGAGCAGTTACCAAACTGGCGGTTCATTCTGCTTTGGCTTGTACTGTTTGTCGCTGCCGTTGGTTATTTGATAGGGCAAATCCGCTGGTGGTGAGCGATGTGAAGCGATTACCGTTCCGCTCGATACTGGGGGAATGCATATTGTGAAACAAGATGACGTACGTCCAGAAGCCCCGCTTTATGCCGGGGCTAATGAGATGGTCACCCCCACCCTGTGAGCGGTACGCTGGCAGGCCATGATTAAGGTGAAACAGAATGCGGATCAACAACTGGACCAAATTAAAGCCGATGCTGCTCGTTCTGCCGTTGATGCTGAGCGCCTGCGGCGTACGCTTTCTCAACTGCGGCAGCAGTTGGCAGACCGTTCCCCCTGCCGAGTCTCCACCGCTGGTGGATCCAGCCCGGCAAGCGCCGCTGCCGGATTTCTGTTTGCCGACGTGCTCGGCGAATCTCTCCAACGCAATGCAGCGTTGGCAGCCTATGCTGACCGGGCCCGAGCTGCCGGCCTTGCCTGTGAGCGGCTCTACGATGCCGTGATGCAGTCGCGGGCGCCGTGAGGACTGTGTTTTACGCGCATTTTGTGGCTGTGCGGTGCTAAAAAAATGCGGACCGTGCGGTCATCGCCAGGATAACCATTATGACAAAACCGGACTGGGCGGCGATTGCAGTGGCGTTCCAGGCCGGAGAGCTGTCCCTACGGGCCATCGGTGCCCAGCACGGCGTATCCGAAGGTGCCATTCGAAAAATGGCCAAAAAATATGGCTGGGTACGCGGTGAAAAAAACGGTACGCAAAAAGGTACGCAGGTACGCAAAAAAGGTACGCAGAAAAAACAGGGAAAAAAGTGCGTACCGGTAAAAAATCAGCGCGGGCAGGAGGATGGGCAAGGGGGCGCAGAGGCGCTCTCCTCTGTTTCACCTGCGGCAAAACCAATTCGTGGTTCACGTCACGCGCCGCCCATCCGTCCTTTTCTGCCGCACAATACGGCGGCGGTGACCCATGGCGCCTATGCCCGCCGCATGCTGTGGCCCGATGACATTATACAGGACGCGCAGCGGCTGCAGTTGAACGATGAGCTGCTGATGCTGCGGGCGGGAAACCTGACGGCGGCGACGAATATCGGGCGTTGGATAGCGCAGCTGGAGCAGGCGGACCCAGATCAGGGCAAGGTATTACGGGAAAATATCGGGGCGGCGGAGCGGGGGATTTTGCGTAATACGGTACGCATTGAGTCGCTGGAGCGGACCCTGCGCGTCAATGCGCTGAACGAGGCGACGACCGCCAAGCGCTGGGCGGAGACGCAGCGGCTGACGTCGGAGAACAGTGATGCCGATACGCCGCTGCGGGAGGTGATTGAGCAGATCCAGGGAAGCCAGCAGGGAGGGCGGATCAATGCCGGTTCGGGCGATGAGTGAGCGGGAGCAGCAGGCGCTGGTCCGCGGCTATCTGAGCGATCCGTGGTGGCGGCTGGACAATCTGTACCAGATCGTTGATGAGCAGGGGCGGCTGGTGCCTTTTCGGATGCGGCCGGCGCAGCGGCAGCTGTTTATGGAGATGCACGAAAAAAACCTGATCCTGAAAGCCCGTCAGCTGGGATTTTCCACCGCCATCGATCTGTACCTGCTGGATCAGGCGCTGTTCAGCAAAAATGTAAAGTGCGGCATCGTCGCGCAGGATAAGCAGGCGGCGGCAGAGATTTTCCGTACCAAAATCGAGGTGCCTTTCGATCATCTGCCTGGGTGGCTGGCGGGCTGTTTTCATGCGGTAAAGCGTCACGGCGGGGCCTCTGGGGGCTACATCGAATTCGCGCACGGCTCCAATATCATGGTGGCCACCTCTTTCCGTTCGGGCACGGTACAGCGGTTGCATATCTCTGAGCATGGAAAAATTTGCGCCAAATATCCGGCGAAGGCGAAAGAGGTGCGCACCGGGACGCTGAACGCGGTGGCCGAGGGCAGCATTGTGTTTATCGAGTCCACGGCGGAGGGGGTAGGCGGCGATTTTTATGATATGAGCCTGCGGGCGCAGGAGATGGCGCAAAGCCGTTTACCGCTCTCGTCGCAGGACTATAAGTTTCATTTCTATGCCTGGTGGCAGGATCCCAAGTATGCGGTGGTGGTGCCGCCGGGCGGGCTGCGGCTGAGCCGTCATCACCAGGACTATTTTGCCGACGTTGAGCAGGCGATGCGGATCAGCTTAAGCGATCGGCAAAAATGGTGGTACGTGCGCAAAGAGGCTGAGCAGCAGCAGGAGATGAAGCAGGAGTTTCCCTCTACGCCGCGCGAGGCGTTCCTGACCTCCGGGCGCCGGGTCTTTTCCTCGGCATCCATGCTGCAGGCGGAGGGGCGCTGTGCGCCGCCCGCGTTGGTTTACGACATCGATCCGGTGACCGGGCGTAAAAATAAGATGCAGGCGCTGCGACAGGGCGCCAGCGATGTGCTGCAGCGTCAGCTGCTCAATTATCTGCTGATCTGGGAGCTGCCCGATCCCGATGAGGTGTATGCCATTGGCGCCGATGTGGCGGAGGGGCTGGAGCGGCGCGATCGCAGCAGTCTGGATGTGGTGAAACAGAGCAGCGGAGAGCAGGTGGCACACTGGTGGGGTATTTGGATGCCGAGCTGTTTGCCATGCTGTTGGATAACGTCGGCCGCCTGTACGGCATGGCCTATATCGGCGTAGAGCGTAATAACCACGGCCATGCGGTATTACAGAAGCTGCGGGCGCTGTATCCGCCGCGCTATCTGTATAACGAGCAATTCCTCAACCAGGATACCGATGATGAAACCCGCCGGCTGGGGTGGCTGACCACGCGCCAGAGCAAGCCGATCCTGATCGAGGGGCTGAAAACCCTGCTGCGGGAGGCGGCGGACGGACTACGCTGGATTGGCAGTGTGAGCGAGATGAATACCTACGTTTATGACAAAAATGGCACGATGGGCGCCCAGGCGGGCTGTTATGACGATCAGGTCATGAGCTATGCCCTGGCCCAGGAGATGCGCGCCCGGATGCCGGCGCGCAGACAGCCGGAGCCCATTAAACATCAGCCAGCCCACTGGATGACCCGATGACCGATCCCTTTTCTTCCCCGGATATTTCGACGGCGCCCGATCGTCAGGGCCAGTTCACCCTGGCTCAGCTGCTGTCTATCACGGCCGATATTCATCATCAGCCGGATTGGCGTTCGGCGGCCAATAAGGCCTGTGCCTACTATGACGGCGAGCAGCTGCCGCCGGAGCTGATTGCCACGCTGCTGGAGCGCAGTCAGCCGTTGACCATGCATAACCTGATCGCGCCGACGGTAGACGGCGTGCTGGGCATGGAGGCCAAAACCCGCACCGAGCTGATGGTGGTAGCCGATGATCCGCAGCCGGAGTTTGAGGCATTGGCCGAGGCGGTGAATGCCGAGTTCGCCGATGCCTGTCGCCTGGCCAATCTGGCAAGGCGCGCAGCGATGCCTATGCCGGTATGTTAAAAGCCGGGCTGGAATGGGTGGAGGTGCGGCGCAGCGACAATATCTTTGGGCCGCGCTATAGGGCGGGTACGGTACACCGCAACGAGGTGTATTGGGATTGGCACAGCCGGGAGCCGGATCTGAGCGACTGCCGCTGGCTGCTGCGTCGCCGCTGGATGGATTTGGACGAGGCGCTGGCCACGTTCCCCGCCAAGGCAGCGATACTCCAGAATGCCCGTATGGATTGGCGCGGTTTTATCGATACCGGGCTGGCCGAGGGGCTGGATGCCGATCTGGTCGCGGCCTATGAGGAGTATCAGCAGTACAGCCGCAGGGAGCTGGAGTGGTTGAGCAGCGATCGGCAGCGGGTGCTGCTGCAGGTGGTTTACTATCGTAGCTGGGTGACGTTGCCGGTGATGACGTTGGCCAACGGACGCGCCCTTGAGTATCAGGCTGAAAACCCACTGCACGCCGCGGCACTGGCGATGGGGAGAGTGCAGGTACAGATGGCGCGCAGCAGCCGTATCCGCGAGGCCTGGTTTGCGGGGCCGCACCAGTTGGTGGATAGGCCCTGCACGGCGCCGCAGGGGATGTTTCCGCTGATCCCGTTCTGGGGCTACCGCAAAGATCGCAACGGGGCCCCTATGGTCTGGTCAGCCGGGCGATACCGGCGCAGGACGAGGTGAATTTCCGGCGGATTAAGCTGACGTTTTTACTGACCGCCAAGCGGGTCATCATGGATGATGATGCGGTGAATATGAGTCGGAAGCAGGTGCAGGAAGAGGTGGAGCGGCCGGATGGACTGATTATTCTGAACCCCGATCGCCGCAATAAGACCACCATCGCCCAGTCGCTGGAGGTGCAGCAGGACTTTCAGGTGGCGCAGCAGCAGTTTCAGGTGATGCAGGACTCCATGAAGCTGATCCAGGATGGCATGGGGGTCTATTCCGCCTTTCTGGGGCAGAACTCTAACGCCACCTCCGGCGTGGCCATCAGTAATCTGGTCGAGCAGGGGGCGACCACCCTGGCCGAGCTGAATGACAACTATCAGTTCGCCTGCCAGCAGGTCGGGCAGCTGCTGTTGGGCTATCTGTTGGAGGATTTGGCACAGGTGCGTAACCACACCATTGTCGTGAACCGTGACGATGCGCGCCGGCGGAAAAGCGTGGCGATCAATGTTGAGGGGCGCGACGGCATGAGTAATGATATTGCCCGTCTGCGCGCCCATATTGCGTTGGCGCCGATCCAGCAGACGCCAGCCTACCGTTCTCAGCTGGCGGAGCGGCTGGGGCAGGTGGTGGCTGGTCTGCCGCCGCAGGTGCAGGCGGCGGTGCTGGATCTGTGGATTTCGCTGCTGGATATTCCCAATAAGAGCGAGTTTGTCGAGCGGATCCGTCAGGCGGTGGGCATGGCCAAGTCAGCCGATGAGATGACGCCGGAGGAGCAGGAGGCGGCCGCCCAGCAGCAGCAGGTGGAGCAGCAACAGCTGGCGCTGGCGATGCGCGAACTGGAGGCCAAGGTGGGTAAACTGGAGGCCGAAGCCCAGCGTGCGGCGGCGTCGGCGCAGCGTGAGCAGGCACAGGCCGAGGGGCAGCGCTTCCATGATATGAAAACACAGGCGGAAACAGGGCAGATTTTGCAGGGAATGCAGCAGGATGCTCAGGTGGCCCGTCAGCAGTTGTTAACCCTTATCGAGCAGCAGATTGCCGCGCTGCCATTGCATTAGGGTAAAAAGTGAGCTAATTTGCGAACGATGACCCGCCTCGCACTTTTTGCGGGTTTTTTGTTTTTAGGTGGCTAACGACTGTCTGCCGCTTGGTACACCTCGTTATCGGCCCGTTTACCGATAGCGATCACCAGCAGGATGATTTCGCTATCGTTGACTTCATAAACTAACCGGTAACCGGAAGAGCGTAATTTTATTTTATAACGGTTAGCGCGCCCACTTAAGCGTGCTGCTGGAACATGTGGGTTTTCCAGGCGTTCGATCAGTTTCTTTTTCAACTGGCTTTGAATCGGCGGTGCCAGTTTTTTCCACTCTTTCAGGGCTCGCTTTTCAAAGCTCAGTTTATAGGTCATCGATATTTACGCTGACAAACTCAGCGTCCTCCAGACGCTCATCGGCGATACGATTAAGCGCCGCATCTTCAGCCAGCTCCAGATAGTAAGCGTAGAGTTCCGGTGGAACGCAGTAAAAGGCCGGCTCATTCCGGTTTAAGATTGCTACGGCATTGCCGTCACCTTCAGCAATGGTACCCATTGGATTGCGTTTCAGGTCGGTAATGCTGGCGGCGGTGGTCGTGAGAATTTGGTATGCCATATGTCTTCTCCTTGTCAGATAGATACACTATAGCGTTTTTATAGACACCTTTAAAGGTGCTTTTAAGCATGCTTTTTATTCAGTGCGCCGTAAAACCCCGTCCTTTAGGAGGGAGGATGTCAAGTGCCCTGCTGATAAACCATCATTTTAAGCATCACCTTTCAAAATAATGAGTTGCACACGCCGCAAAGGGCTCTGTTATCGCAGAGCCCTTTTTCGCATGGGCAGCGACACGCCTTTTTCTGTTTCGGATCTATCCGACAAATAGACAGGCAGGAGAGCAATATGGACATCGATGATGCAGATATCGCCGGGAAGACACCGGACGAGCTGGAGGCACTGCTGGCGCAGGCCGGTAGCAATGAGGAGGACGTGTCCGCGGGCGAGGGCGATCCGGAACCGGCGATCGCACCGGACACGCCAGCGTCCGCAGGGGATGTGCCGCCTGAGGCTGCATTGGCATCGCCAGCTGGAGAAGAGCCGCAGGACGCTGCGGTCACCGATCCCGCCGCTAAAGTGGTACTGGGTAAGGATGGCGTACACCATATTCCCTACGATGTACTGCAGGCTGCCAGGGAGCAGGCGCGCCGCAGCGCACAGTCGGCGCAGTCCGCTGCCGAGGAGAATGCGGCGCTTAAGCGCACGCTGACGCTGCTGCAGCAGCAGGTGAGCCGGGCAGGGATGCAGCCGGCCACCCTGCCGGAAGAGACGCAGATCAGTACCGAGCAGTTGGATAAGGTGCGGGCGGACTTCCCGGAGCTGGCAGAGATGTTCGAGCAGGTGGTTAACCAGGTGAACTACCTGAATGCGCGGGCGAAGCCGAGTCCCAGCGAGGATGGTGGCGGAATCAACCCGGTGCTGGAGGCGATTGCGCGCAATCCCGATCTGGCACAGTGGTTCGATAGTGACATCGATCGGCGCGATTTTGCCATTACGGTGGATGAGCGTCTGAAAACCGATCCTGCCTGGCAAGACAAAACCCTGGATGCGCGTTTCGCTGAGGCCGCCCGACGTACCAAGGTCGCGTTTGGCGATCCGGACGTGGCCGTGGGGGCGACCTCAGCAGAATCGCTAAAAAAACAGGCGGAGGAGAAGCTGGCCGCGGCGGCCGCGACGCCCAGCGTACCCTCTTCGCCATCGGATGTGGGACAGCCGGTAACCCAGTCACCGCAGTCGGTGCTGGATAAGGCAGCCAATGCCAGTGATGGTGAACTGCTGGCCATGATGGCCGGAATGAGTGAGAGCCAGATCGAGGCATTGTTGTCACAGGCCGGTGATGCGTTTTAACCGGGACAGGAAAAATCATGACGACCATTACCAAAGCCCAGGCGAATAAGCTGTTGCAGGTAGCGCTGTTTACCGCCGCCAACCGCAACCGCTCGTTTGTCAACGTGCTGACGGAGCAATCCGAAGCACCCAAGCAGGTTGCCTCTGATAAGCAGGGGGTGAATCAGACCAGCTATACCGCACCGGTGGTGCGGGTAACTGATTTAACCAAAACCAAGGGGGACTCGGTGGATATGCAGGTGATCCACAAGCTGTCCAAACGCCCGACCATGGGGGACCAGAAGCTGGAGGGGCGCGGAGAAAACCTGCAGTTTGCCGACTTTGCGCTGAGTATCGATCAGGGACGGCACATTGTGGATGCCGGTGGAAAGATGTCGCAGCAGCGCTTTAAGCACGATCTGCGCAGTGCAGCACGTCGTCTTCTCGGTACCTATTTTAACGATCTGCAGGACCAGTGTGCCGTGGTACATCTGGCGGGTACCCGTGGGGATTTTATGGCGGACGATATTATCCTGCCGCCCGCCGATCACCCGGAGTTTGCGCGGATCATGGTTAACGAGGTCATGCCGCCAACCTACGATCGCCATTTTTTCTCCGGTGATGCGACCTCCTTTGAACTGTTGGATGCGGCGGATCTATTCAGCCTGGCGACAGTGGACAATATCTCTCTCTACCTGGACGAAATGGCGCACCCGCTGCAGCCGGTCAGGCTGTCGCGCGATGAGTTGAAGGATGAGGACCCCTACTTTGTGCTGTACGTGACTCCACGGCAATGGAATGACTGGTATACCTCCACTAACGGCAAGGACTGGCAGGCGATGATGACCCGGGCGGTACAGCGCTCAAAAGGGTTCGATCACCCGCTGTTCAAGGGGGAGTGCGCCATGTGGCGCAATATCCTGGTGCGTAAGTATGGTGGCATGCCGATCCGTTTCTACCAGGGTTCTAGCGTTCAGGTCTCTGCCAATGATGATGCGGCCTCGGTACAGACTCTGCAGGCCAATACGGCTATTGACCGGGCGATTTTGCTGGGGGGGCAGGCGCTGGCCAGCGCCTGGGGGATTGGCGACGGCGGCGGATTCTTTGGCTATCACGAAGAGCGCACTGATCATGACAACGGGCGGGAGATCTCTATTCGCTGGATCAACGGACTGAAGAAAATCCGCTTTAGGCAGAAAAATGGCCGTGTTCAGGATCACGGTGTGATGGTGGTGGACTCTGCTGTCAGCGGTGATCAGCCGAATAATCAGGAGATAATGTTTTTTCCAGTTTGACATCCTCCTCCGCCTTTAGGTGGGGGAGGATGTCAAATGCACGTTTCATGGTTTCACCTGCTAAAGAGGAGAATGTGATGATGCAAAAGACAGTTAGCCGGAAAACCGCCTCCTTTCCTTCCCGGCCTGAAGGCCGAGGTTTCCCGGAGGTATTCTGATGAAAGAGATTAATGCCCCGTCAATGCACGATCGGATCTATCAGGGTGCGCTGGGCAATGAGTCCATCGCGGAGAGTGTGGTGACGCTGGATAATCTGATGGAAGACGAACAGATCCGGCTGTTTGAGCTCCCGTTGGGTATGCGTATTAATGCGCTACAGATCTGTGGCAGCGGACTCAGTGCAGGAAAAATGCTGACGTTCGCTATCCAGTCTCCCTCCTTATTCGATATTCAATTATTGAGTCTGCCCTTAACGGAAACGGTTTCTGGCGTGTATCCCCTGGTGCCATTCACCACATCTGAGCAGGGTGGAACGCTGGTGTTGAAGGTCGCAGGCGGACCGGTGAGTGGAACGCTGAGTGTGCTGGTGCGCTATAGCGTGATCGGATATTGAGTCAACGGGCTGCGGGGCCTTTTTCTTTTGGGAGTGAACATGTCTGAGCAAATTGCAGTGGTCTATATCGGCCCCAAAGCCGAGAAGCGCGATACGGTTACCGGCAGCCGGCTGGTCTTCCCACGTCATATCCCAGTCTCTGTGGATACCGCGGTCGCATACCAGTTGCTGGCGTTTCCCAGTGTTTTTATTCCGGCAAAAAATCTGGAGAGGTTTCTAGCTGAGGCGCAGGAGAAACACGAGGAGAAACAGCAGGCGTCGCTGGCAGCGCAGATGCAGGTGCGTCAGCAGACCGAGCAGCAGAGCTTCGCGCTGGAGATCGAGGGCACGATCATCGATATCTCAAAATTTACCGTGGCGCAGCTGATCACGTTGGCGGAGGCGCAGGAGTTGGGTGTGCAGAAAGGTGCCCAGGAGAAGGCGGATGCGTTCCGTGTCAGAGTTCGCGATGCATACCGGGAAAAAATAGCGGTACAAGCCTGATGGTTCGGGCCGATATTTTTTTGCCGGCCATACGCCGGGGAATTGACGGGCCGCTGGAGATGATGATGCGCGAGGCGCTCCTGAGTGCAGCGATCCGTTTTTGCCGGGAGTCGCTGGTAAGCAGGGAAACGCTGCAGTTTGGGGCAGCGCAGGCCGGGCTGACATTGTCTCTGGCGCCAGCGGACACCGCACTGATATTCAGTCGGCTACTCTCGGTAACCTCACGGCAATCGCCCAATATTGCGGTCGCGCTGTGGCCAGGCGTGGATTTTACCGTAGAGGCGGACCAGCTGCGGTTATTGTGTCCGGTTGCGGCGCTGCGTGTACGCATGGCGACCGAGCCCGCGCCGGGTGCCACCGAGCTTCCCGATGCGCTGGAAGCCTATCAGGAGGCGCTGGCAGCGGGTGCACTGATGCAGCTGTATATGATGGCGGGCAAGCCCTGGAGCGATGCTCAGCGCGCCGACTATTATCGGCTCCGTTTTGTCGATGGCTATCGGGAGGCGTTTCGCAGTAGCAGTGAGGTTGCCCCGTATGAGACGGGTTTTCATAATCCAACGCGCCGACACGCCTTTTTCTGATGACGACGATTGCTGATGTGATAGGAAGGGTGAATACCCAACTGAAGGATACCCTGTGGGCGCGCTGGCCGTTGGCCGAACTGTGCGACTACTTTAATGATGCGATACGCGCCATTTTACTGGTGCGCCCGGATGCCGGTGCCGTGATGACCACACTGGAGACTGTGCCGGGAACACGGCAATCGTTGCCTGGGGATGTATTCCGGCTGCTGGATATTGTGCGCGTTCAGAATGGGCGGGCGCTGTTACCGCTACCACGTGAGGTATTGGATACCCAATATCCGGGCTGGCACGCTATGAGCGGGGTAGTGGAGCGTTATTGTTACAGCGATCAGACCCCGCAGGTTTATTACCTGTTCCCCGCTCCGGAAGAGGAGGTGATATTGGATGCGGTGGTATGTCGCAGCCCTGAACCCATCAGTGTGGAGACGCTGCAGGATCCCGTTGCGCTTCAGCCGGTACCGCTCGATCCCGTTTATATCAATCCCCTGATGGACTGGATGTTGTTCCGTGCATTCAGCAAAGACAATGAGGGCGGGGCCAATGTGGCATTGGCCGTCCAGCATTACCAGATGTTTGTGGAGCAGCTGGGGGTTAAACAGCGCGCCGATGCCACAATCCGCCAGTTACTGCGCGGTAAGTATATGGGAGGAGAGGTGTGAGTGTTGTGATTTCCGGGGTTTTACTCGATCCGTCCGGTAAAGCGGTATCCGGTGCCCAGATTACATTGACGGCTATTGCCAATAGCATGCAGGTACTGCGTGGTTTTACCTGCAGCGTGATGACGGCAGAAAATGGCCAGTATTCCGTAAGATTGGAGGAGGGCAATTATTCGATCAGCGTGGCCCATCAGGGGCGCAATTTTGTCTACGGCGCAGTGACGCTGACAGAAGACTCCGCACCATCATCGTTGAATGCGCTGTTACACCAGCAGGTGATGGAGCAAGAGGTGACGCCGGAGGTCATCCTCTATTTTCGCCAGATCCAGCATAAGGTGGCCGATGACGTTGTCATTATGCAGCGTCTACAGCACGATAGCAGCCAGGCCGCCCATGCTGCACAGGAGAGTCAGCGACATGCACAGGCGTCAAAAGTCGCCGCTGCCGGGAGCGTGCGTCAGGCAGCGGCCCATCGTCTTGCGGCCGGGCAGGCTGCAGAAATGGCGGCGGATTATGCCCAAACCGCACAGGATAGCCAGCGGCATGCGCAGAGGTCAGAAATGGCTGCGGCCGAAAGTGAACAGCGCACGGCGGATCACCGTCTGGCTGCCGAGCAGAGTGCCGAAGTTGCGGCAGTACATGCGGCAGAAGAGGCTGCAGCGCGGGTTGCTGAGGTGGTGCATAATGACAGTGAACGGGCGGATGTGGCGAAGAAACAGGCGGAAAGTGCGGCAAGAAACGCTGACCAATATGCACAACAGGCGGGTATAAAGGCGCAGAATGCACAGGCCGCAGCGGATGTGTCCCAGGAAGCAATACAGGTGACCAGGCAGGCCAGGGATGATACGGCGCGCTATGCCGCGGAGGTGCAGGGGTATACCCAGCAGGCGGTGCTATCGGCCCAGCAGATAAAGGAAGATACGGATACCGGCCTGCTGGTGGCACAGGATATTGCCCAGCAGGTGGCCGTGGTCAACATGGCGGTGAGCCGCGTGGTGGAGGACGCGTCATATGTCGAGCAGGCGGTAATACGCACCTTAGATAAGGCACCGGTGGATAGCCCCGTTTTTACCGGAACGCCGCAGGCACCGACACCGGACGGATCGGCGGTAGGTCAGGAGATTGCCACGGCGGCGTTTGTCTTGGCACAGGTCAGTAAGCTGATTAACTCATCACCGGCCGCCATGGATACGCTGCAGGAGCTGGCGTCAGCGCTGGGTAATGATCCTGAATTTTCTGCTACCGTCATGAATTTGATCGGCCAGAAACTGGATAAGCTACAAAATGGTGCAGATATTCCTGATAAATCACGTTTTCTACAAAACATTGGCGTTGTTTCTGCGACAATATCACGCCGAGGGGTTGTGCAGCTCAGCGACAGCACCGAGAGCACCAGCATCTCAGAGGCGGCGACGGCCAACGCGGTGAGGCGTGCCTATCAATCTGCCACGCGTATCGCCACTACCAACCAAATGGGACAGGTCCAGCTTGAAGACCGTATCAACGCCGGCAGTACCACACGGGCGGCGACGTCCGACGCGCTGACGCGTACCTATCAATATGCCACGCGTATCGCCACTACCAGCCAAATTGGACAGGTCCAGCTCAGCGACAGCACCAGTAGCACCAGCATCTCAGAGGCGGCGACGGCCAACGCGGTGAGGCGTGCCTATGAATCTGCCACGCGTATCGCCACTACCAGCCAAATGGGACAGGTCAAGCTTAACGACAGCACCAATAGCGACAGCACCACGGAGGCGGCGACGGCCTCTGCGGTAAGAAGAGTCAGCGATAGAGTTAACAAGGCAGCTGTGGGGCACAAGACGCTGCTTTTTAGCGGTAATATTGGAAATGGTAATATCTCGCTGTCACAAAACCCATCAGATTTTGATGAAATTATTATTGTCTCTACTGATGATAATAATTGGTATGCTGCAATCGATATTAAGCCCATGTGGGTGATTAATGAAATAGTTAATAGAAATCTATCAGTCGATATTAGCATTCGCTCAATAGATGGCTCTATCTGGACAATTCCAACCTCGGCATTCCGTTCGACATTATGGGTCGTCAGTGATGAAAATTCTCGTATCCATCTAATATATGGCGTTAAATACACATAATGAGTGGGTTTGTTATGAAAACAATATATATTCCAAAAGAAAATCCCGATGGCTATATCGAATATCCGCCACCTGAGCACGTAGCGTGCTACTACGTAGTGACGGTACCCGATAATTTTACCCTGAGCGGTAAGGTTTTTAATACTGAGCTGCATCAGTTTATAAGTGCTTCCGATAACGATGTCCTCGATTGATATTTCCCTGATGCGCGGTGAACAGCCCCGGATCGTTAGCCACCTTTTGCCAGAAACCAATGCCACCCTGGCACAAAACTGTCATTTTGAGCCTGTACATAAATTT